GCGGCCAGGACGGTGTTGGGGAGCCTTGTCCTTATAGGGGAAGAAGTCGTACCATCTTCATTGGCGAAGAAGATGAAGAGGTCCAGAGTTCCCTTTGACGATGAACACAATGCGTCAAACTGGAGAACATGGGCCGGGTTTGACCGAGAACTCGGCTACGTTGACACTACGGCAACATTAGACGCAGATGATGGTGGTGACATCACGCTGCTCTCGACCATACCTCAGGGTTCTTCGACCTCCCAACGTGTTGGTAAAAGCGTAAAGCTAGTCTCACTTCAGGCGCGTGGAGAAATTGTAGCGAACAACATCTCCGCTGGTGGTTATAACCACTGTGAGCTCTTGATTGTATACGACGCTATGCCCAGATCTACGATCGCCGCAGTCGGGGATATCCTACAGGCACCGCTCCAGCCATTGTCCTTCACTAACGATACGAACAATAACCGCTTCAAGGTCCTGAAGCGTGTTTCATTCGACCTTCTTGGCTCTCCTGCGGAGACTGCACCCGTGAACGGGATGTCTTGGGCCAAGTCGTTCAATTTCTACTTGGACCTCAACTACTGTCTCACTGTCTATAAGGCAGCTGGTACGGGCGTTATCTCCGATCACGAAGAAGGTGCGCTTTATGCTGTTACTATAGGTAACAACTCGACTGGTACATCAGCTGCTACGTTTACTACTCGCTTCCGGCTGCGGTATCTCGACTTCTAGGCCATCCACCCCTCTTTCCCCGACAGGCTCACGGCTGGCTCAGGCTCTATGGCAGCTTGCGGCTGCTCTCCCGGAGCGTCAGGGGACTTATAAACGAAGAAAAAGTCTACGAGGCGTAGGAACGAATGAGTGCTCTGGGGAAACGAAAGGCTGTGTCAGACCTTAAGCTGAAAGATGCAGTCGCCACCATCGGCTCTGCATGGAAGAAGACCAAAGCGCGCCGGGAGACTGCGGCGGCTGTGGCACAGATTACGAGAGGCCTTAATCGAAGGGGGGTTGCGTCTCGTGAGACGGGCTATGTGGACCTCGCGGCTGGAAGCTACGCGTTCGACACCACGGGGTCCATCACCCTGTTAGCGACAGTCGCGCAAGGCGCTTCCGTCAGTCAACGTGTCGGCAAGAAGATCAAATGGCTCTCCTTGGCTTGCCGGGGCTACATTTACAACGACAGCAGCGCTACATACAACGACATCGCGCAGATCATCGTTTACGATCGTCGTCCAACGGGCTCACTCCCGGCAATCACCGACATTCTCGTTTCTGCAACATCGACGTCATTCAACAACGACGCGAACTCAGGCCGCTTTCAAATCTTGAAGCGGGTCGATTACATGATGATTGACGCTCCTGCGGCTGGGGGCACTACCAATGGCGCAATGAGCGCGGATTTCTTTCTGAATTTGAAGAACTTACCGGCAGTCTTCAAAGCGGCGGGGACCGGTGCAATCGGCGACATCGAACAGGGCGCTCTGTACATGATCACTGTAGGATCCGCGGCTGCTGGAGGATCCCTCGGCGCTATTGGCTACATGGGCTTCCGCACACGCTTCCTCGATGTCTGAGTTTCATTCGTTTGTCTAAAAAGCCTCCATACCTATCACTCTAAGAAAGTTTGCTGTGTCACGATTTTTCCGAAGTTCAGGGGTACCCCCTAAAGGGGGCCCCCCCCCTTCACCTTTTATCAGTTTTGTGCTCTGGTTGGTTGTGAACGTCATACAGACCGGGTCATACCCCAGGCATAGGCCTATCTATAGACCACCCCTTCACGGTTGTCTTGACAACGGTTGCTATGGCAACACAACCCACAACTCGCGTATTCGGACCCTCCTCCCCGGGGGACTTATAAACCCAATCCTGGGTATAATTTGAGTGAGTTGAATTGCATGAACGAAGTGGAAAATGCAGTCGCAAGAGAATCTTCCGATCCAGGACCACGGGTGGCCGCCAAGGCCTTCCGCCTCCAGGCGCGAGACGTTTTCGTCACCTACCCGAAGTGTGATGTGGCAAAGGAACGACTTGAGGAACATCTGCGACGCGTTTTTAAGGACTTTGCCCAGGCCGCCATTTGTGCTGAGCGGCATGCAGATGGAACACCCCATCTACACGCAATTGTTCACCTCTCCAAGCGGTGTAACATTCACTCAGCACGTACACTGGACCTTCCTGACGGACGAGGAGGGTTATTTCACGGAAACTATTGTCCTGCCCGGAGTGCAATGGCGTCTCTCGACTACGTGGAAAAGAACGGCGATGTTCTCTATTGCGGAGGGGACATGGAAGCCGTGCGGCGAGAGCTTTCATCTACCGGATCAAACAGTGCTTCATGCGAGTCAAAGAAGCGCAAGTTAGGGGACGCCTTTGGTAAGCTACTCGAAGGAGCGTCTATGGCCGAGATCCTCATGGACCCTGAACTGCAGACGACGGTGATCCACCATATGAGGAATCTCTCTGCTGCAGTGAGCGTCTGCCAGACTGCGATGCTATTGCAGAACAACTCCGTGTTCGTGACAGCCAGTGGGCCCGTTGGATCCGTGAGTGCGGATATCGCGGAATGGCTCAACCAGAATTTGTTGAAGAGTCGTTCTCTTGGCCAGCCCCAGATGTACCTTTTTGGCCCCACTGGGATTGGGAAGACCCACCTGGTGCAGCTGCTGGCCCCTTGCCTGAAGATCTTCTATCTCAATATGACTGAGGATTGGATGGACGGTTATTCTGACGATTACGACTTGGTCGTGATAGAGGAGTTTCATTCACAGAAGACCCTTCAGTTCATGAACCAGTTCCTCGATGGCCAGCCCATGCCCCTTCGAATTCGAAACAGCTCTTATGTCAAGCGAAAGCGCGTTCCTGTGATTATTACCAGTAACTACTCCCCCGACGAAGTGTACCCGAAAGTGGATTTCATCCGGAAGGCTTCGTTTTTGCGCAGGTTAAAGGTTATCCGCGCAACTGATCGCCTCGACGTCACGGTTCTCTCGCGTCCTAGGGTGCTCCCATCCGTACAACCTCCGGCCGTCCTACCAGAGCCCCCGTCCTCCCTCCTCGCTCCCGTGCCTCCCGAGGCTCAGGCTCCGCCAACACCTAGTAATATTAGGCCTGAGCCTGGCGGCCAGGACGGTGTTGGGGAGCCTTGTCCTTATAGGGGAAGAAGTCGTACCATCTTCATTGGCGAAGAAGATGAAGAGGTCCAGAGTTCCCTTTGACGATGAACACAATGCGTCAAACT